ACTTCACCTGTTGTTGCATCACTACTTGAGAGTGCTGCTAAGTTGGAAGGTGGAATTGCTAGAGAAGATGGTCCTACCAATATCACCAATAACTCAATTCAATTTAGAGGCAAGTTCATGGGTCGTTACGATCTCTATGTAGATCCAATGTTCCCAGATGACGAGATAATGGTTGGTTATAAGGGTTCAAACGCCATGGATGCTGGTTACATCTATGCTCCTTACATCCCACTACAACAGTTGCCAACAGTAACTGATCCTGATAGCTTCCAACCAAGAAAGGGTATCCTCACCCGTTATGGTAAGGTTGCTATCGAGCCTAACACAAGATTCTACCGTATAATTAGAATCGTAGGCCCATCACTCAACTTCCTTACTTACCCCTTCGTTGCGGTAACTAAGAAGTTTGGTGCTTCCCTCTGATTTAATTAACTAAATTAGAAGAGGCAAGGAAATAAAATTCCTTGCCTCTTTTTTGTTACCTATATACGATAGGGAGTCTTATGTTCAAATATAGATCTAAATGTAAATGGAATCAATTATTAAGTATAAATAATAATGTAATAGAGATTAGACCGGGAGAATTTTTTGAATCATCCCATGAATTAGACTCCCCATTTATAGAATTGATAGTAGAAAAGAAAATTATTTTTGAACAAAAGAAAAAGAAAGTATTAGAAGATGACCACCCCAATAATAGCCAAACCAAGAATAACGGGTTACGGTGATACTTTTGGATCCTACGGTGGTAGGCTTCTAACAGACACAATAACTAACGGAGAAATAAAAACAGAAGAGTTAAATACTGGTCTGTTAGAAGATGGTGTTGAGTTTAATAGATTTGAGTTATCAATAAGAGATTATGTTTTAGCTAGATTGGGTCATCCTGTTGTGCGTGTTGAACTTAGCCCCTTCCAACTAAAAAGTTCAATAGAAGAATCAATAAACAAATTTTCTTACCATGCACCTTTCTGGAATCGTCAGTTTGCTGTATTTGAAGCATCTGCCGGAATTAATCAATATCTACTACCACCACACATAGCTCACAATTTAACTTATGTAGTTTATCATAAAACACTACTAACCCTTCAACAAGCAACTCATGATTTAGAATACGATTTCTTTATCAAATATTTCCAAGATAACTTTATCTATGGAGATTTTAGAATAGGAGATTTTTACTTACTACAAACTCACTTAGAGTTAGCTAGAAAAGTTTTAGGTCAAGAAGGTGCTTTCGATTTGTTAAATGGAAACATGCTTCAAATATATCCAGCACCTGTAATAAATGGTGAAAAGGTTATATTGGAGTATAGAGCTATAGATACAAATACTATCCATCCTGCTTACAGGAATTGGATTCAAAAATACGCTCTTGCAATAGCTAAAGGTATCCTAGGAGAAATTAGAGGTAAGTACTCTAGTCTACCTTCTCCCGGTGGTGGAGCTAACTTAAATGGTGCTGCTTTATCTAGAGCTAGTGAAACAGAGAAAAAAACTTTGGAAGAAGAACTTCGTAGTGAATTCGAAGAACCCCCAACATTCACAGTATGGTGATATATGCCTTTAAAATCAGGATCAAGTAAAAAAGTAGTTAGTGGTAACATCAAAGAGATGATGAAAAAATATAAGAAGAAGGGAACTATTGGTACAAGCAAACCTGCAAGCTCTAAAAAAGCTCAGAAGCAGGCTGTAGCAATAGCTTTATCTAAAGCCAGAGAATCAGTTGAGGTAGTAGGGAAGTTGCTAAATGAGGAAAATAAAGTAAGTCCATTTTGGGAAAAAGTAAGAAAAGCTGCGATGGGTCCAGAAGGTAAGGGGCCTAAGACTCCCCCTTCAACTAAACCAAAGGAACAAACTCCTGAGCAAAGACAACGGGTAGCAGGAACTATGATATCAAGAGAGACAGCAAGAAGAATAAGAAATAAACCTAGACAAGATTCATCAACAGAATATTACGGAACTCAACTAATAGAAAAACTTTGTGCTAAAGGTAAGGCTGCTGCTAAACGCAAGTTTGATGTTTACCCTTCTGCATACGCAAACATGTATGCTTCAGCAGTTTGCTCGGGGAAGGTTAAACCCGGGGGTAAGAAAAAATGAATGTAAATGAAGACTTAAGAAAATGGGTTGCTGAAAAATGGGTTGATATTGGAGCACCTAAAAAAGGTGGTGGGTTCAAGCCATGCGGTAGATCTAAAGGAGAAAAGCGGAAAGGATACCCTAAGTGTGTTCCTCTAGCTAAAGCAAACTCCATGTCTAAATCACAAAGAAGGTCAGCAGTAAAAAGAAAAAGAGCAGCACCTAATGATGGGCCTAAACCAGATTTTGTTTCTACAGAGGGAAGTAACACTATGGATGAATCAATAGATATATATTCTAATTTTTTTATACAATTGATAGAAGGCACACCTGCTTGGCAAAGAAGTGAAGGAAAGAATCCAGAGGGCGGATTAAATAAAAAAGGTATAGCCTCTTACCGTGCTGCTAATCCGGGATCAAAACTTTCTATGGCTGTGACAACAAAACCTTCAAAATTAAAAAAAGGTTCTAAGTCTGCCAAGAGAAGAAAATCATTCTGTGCTCGAATGGGTGGAATGAAAAAAAGATTAACTTCTAGTAAGACTGCTAATGATCCAAACAGCAGAATAAATAAAGCATTAAGAAAATGGAACTGCTGATAAATGACAAATAAAAAAGATAATTTTAAAATTACTACTAGACTCCCAGAACTTCCAGATATAGACTCGGAAGAATCGGAGTTAAGTTTATTTGATCAAAGCAATCCAGATATTAATTTATTTAATTTAGTAGATGATGAATTAATAAAACTTAGTGGAAGTAAGATGCACTTCTTTAAGTATCTTCAGTCTGCTGATTTTGATCCTGTCTACATGGAATCAAAAAATAAACCTATTTCTAAGATTCCTATATTAGTTCACGGGCACTACGAGCCAGAATCCTTAAATGAAAATTTAACAAACTTTGGTGTAGAGCTAACAAGTGATCAAGTATTTACTTTCAATAAATCTTATATAGAAAAGAAACTAGGGAGATATGTTATTCCCGGTGATGTTATAAAACCTCTTTTCCAAAATCAAAAGTATGAGATTTTCCAAGTAACAGAGGATTCTTTCGAAGCTTATGGAGTCTATCATTTAGTTTGCAGTGCTAGATTACTAAGAGATTCTGAGGAGATTGTTAATACTCCTTTAAATAAAACGAGCGATCCTCTAGGTGGATATAGTAACCAATGAACTCTTCCTCAATAGAACTTGTTTTCAAGAATGAATCTATGCTAGGAGAGACAGAGATAGGTTCTCTAAGTAGTAGAAGTGATAGTTATTTAACTAGAGAATCTTACATAAGAAATGAAATTCTAAGAATAACAAAAAAAGAATCTAGAATTTCTGAGATGTACAAGCAATTGCTTAGAGCAATGATAGATTTTTTCTCTGACATAGTTTGTATTGATGATGAGAGTAAAGTTAAAGAGATAAGATGTATCTATGCAAACCCTGAGAGAGCAGTAGCGAAAATAAAACAAGAGGATAGTATTATATTACCTATAATATCTATTTCTCAAGAGAGGTCTGGATTAGATAATAGCAGATCTAGATATAAGACTTTACTGGTGCATGAAACTAAATACGATCCAGTAAAAAATAGAGCTATAAGAGTTTTAAGTTTAGCTCCTGTTCCAGTAAAAATAAGTTATAGCATAAATGTTTGGTGTAAGTATAAATCAGACTTAGACCAGATAGAAGAACAGATTAGATTAAAATTTAATCCAGATGCCGATATTTCTATACCCAACCATACTTTGATGAAAGCTACTTTAGATGATGGAGATGCTACACCTCCAGAGCTTAAAGTAGGAGATAAAGAAGATAGGCTTTTAAAAACTTCTTTCTCGGTATCTATATCAACTTATTTGAATAATCCTAAGTTTATTATTACATCTAACGGTGCAATAGAAAAACTTAATTTAGAATTTTAAAAAAAATATTTCTAAAAACAAAATCAATTATAGTACATATTTAGGAGAGTTAAATTATGAAATTAGTTAAGAACACTAGTCTACAAGCTTTCACCATCTTCTTTTCTACGGAAAAGGGATGTGATGAAAGATGGTTGCAGCCCGGAGAAGGTGTAGTTGTCCCTGACCATTACATCACCGAACAAGTATTAAATTTAGCAAAAAAAAGAATACTCAAAGTCGTCAACGCCTGATAGGAGATAATTATGCCAAACTTTGTTAGCCCCGGTGTATATGTAATAGAAAAGGATCTTTCTGAGTACACACCTACTCTGAATAGCTCCGTTGTTGGTATAGTAGGTTTTGCTTCAAAAGGACCAACAAACGAAGCTACTTTAATTACAAGCCAAAATCAACTAGTTGATACCTTCGGGGATCCTAGTGAGGCTATTTATGGTCAAGGATTAGAAGGTGCTCTAGAGATTCTAGAGACAACTAATTCACTTTATTTCGTAAGAGCCGCAGCCGCTTCAGCAGTAGAAGCTTCAGCAGCAGTTACTTTCGGAGCTTGCCCAGCAATAGTAGTTTCTTCAAATCAGTTTGGATTAACTACTAACCTTTACTTAGATATCCAAGTAAAGAACAATGCTGGTATAGAACAGTTTGCTTCAGCAAAGCAGTTTTCTATTCCTTCAGGAACTTTGACTGCTGGTGATCCCGGTGCTTGCCAAGCTAAAGCCTTGAAGAAGGTTGTTGGTGGAAGTTTAGATGCTGATCCAGTAGGAATTTTTGATAACAACTCAAATACTGGGTTGGGTCTATCTGGAGCAATAGTTGGTTCATTCGCTGGTTCAGGTGCTTCTTTAAGTGTAACTGCTTATAGCGGCGTAACACGCACCGCAGCAGTAGGAGTTAATGCTCTCTTCCCAGTAAAGCATTCAGATGGGACAACTAACTTTGGTGCTTCTGGAACTGGTGTATCTTCTATAACAGTTTATGGAGCAGCCTTCGATGCTTTAACAGCAAGCGGTCTAACTTATCTAGTTCAGACATTGTACCCCGGTGCTGGATATAATAATGGTACAACCGTAGATGGGGATACTAGTGGAAACTCTGTAACTGTTAGAGGTCTTGGTGCAGGTAACTTTGCAATAGATGTAAATGATAAAGGTTCTGTTGTAGAGAACTTTAAAGCAGCACTATTTGCAAGCGGATCCTTCCTAGAAGATGTAATCAATACAGGTTCAACTAATGCCACATCTAAGTATATCCAAGGAAACTTGTATGCTGAAAATGGAGACATTGCTACTGTAACCAAGTTGAATAACTTTGCAAGCCAAGTGAGTGCTTTGGTCGGAGCATCCTTCGACAATCTAAAAGGTACTCAACCCGGTGCATTCACAGGAGCTGCTTGCATTCAGTCTCGCTTCGTTAAGCCTGTTGAAGGTACATATGGTTTAGCTGATGGAGACAACGGCATTCCTTCAGATACTGATGGCAAAGCCACAGTATTGATCGGGGATGCAACCACAGAACCAAAAACGGGTATCTATGCTTTAGATGATGATCTACTAAACATAAGTATTGCTTTGGTCCCCGGAGTTTATAACCAAAGTGTTCAGAACGCTTTAGTTACCCTTGCTGAACAGACTCAGAATTTCATAGCTCTAGTATCTCCTCCATACGGAATAGGTACAGTTCAGGATGCTATAGATTGGTCTAATGGCAAGTCTTCAAGCACTGCTGGGTCAAGAACTGCTGCAATAAATAGTTCTTACGCAGCAATCTACTTCCCCCATGTGAAAGTATTCAGCACATTCGATGGTAAGGATCGTTGGTATGATCCAACAATCTTTGCTGCTAGACAAATGGCTTTCACTGACAGCGTATCAGAAACTTGGTTTGCTCCTGCTGGATTCGTTCGCGGAAGACTTACTAAGCCTACCGATGTTGAAGTTAAACTCAACCAAGGTGATAGAGATACAATGTACAGCGGTGGCAATGTTATAAACCCTGTTGTTAACTTCGCTCAACAAGGTATAACAATCTTTGGTCAAAGAACAGCCCAAAGAGATCCATCTGCCTTGGATAGAGTTAATGTTAGAAGAATGATGATCTACATTAGAAAGGTTATCTTGGCTTCAACAAGAAGACTGGTATTCGAACCTAATGATGAATTCACTTGGGCAAGAGTAGAAAGCTTACTCAACCCATTCTTCGCTGACATTGCTCAAAGAAGAGGTATTACACAATTCAAGGTTGTTTGCGATTCCACAACAAACACCCCAATTAGAATTGATAGAAATGAAATGTGGTGCAAGGTTCTAATCAAACCAACTAAGACTGCTGAAATCGTGGTCTTCGAACTTAATTTAACAAGTCAGTCAGCCCAGATAGGTTGATAAGGAGAATATATGGCAACATACAATGATTATCGTGGCTCAATAGCTACAACAAGCCCAACACCACTAAAAATATCTACTTCGTTGGATGCTATAAGAAACTATCAGTTTGAAGTAGACTTCAGAAATATTCCTGCTCTAGGAGATTTCAAAGAAGGAGACTTACAGATAGGTGTTAACAAAGTAACAGCTTATGGACCAAAAATGGATATGGTAGAAATCCATAGAGTGAATGATATTGTAAAGTATCCCGGAAAGATGAAGTTTGAACCAATAACAGTAACCTTTGATAATCAACTTCTCATTCCACACTATGCACATCTTTGGGAATACATTAAGTCTGTGTATAATCCTTTGACTGGTCAATACCACTCACCAGCAACTGGAGCTAGAAACATTGCTACTTTGAAAGCTGCTAGACTAATTGTTCGCCAGTTAAGTGGACAGAATACACCAATATCTGAAACCACTTTCTGGGGCGTGTTCCCTATAGAATATGCAATAGCAGAACAAAAGTATGCTGATACCAATGTTATAAATACCATAGATGTTAAGTTCTCCTTCGATACTATGGATATAAGAACTATCTCAAAACCTCAGTGATAAATTAATTATTAAAAAAATAATACCTAATCTAAAATAATTTAGATTAGGTATTTTCCTTATAGCTATAATAATATATGGATTATTTAAATCAACTTTTAGAAAGTTATAATAAGCT